AAATTTATGTTGATGGTTTGGCTAGACCAGATGGTATTGTTGGACAATTACTAGGATTTGATGTAACAGTTAATCAGTTCTGTGATACTCCAAACTATGCAGGTGTAGATAAAGCAGATTTGTATCCAATGTTCTTTGGTGATTTCAATCGTGGTCATGTAATCATTGATAGATTGAATATGATTCTAAGAAGGTACGAACAGACCCAAGTCGGTTTTATAACTTTCTATGGCGAAAAGCGTGTTGCATCCAGTATCCATGATGCTAATGCTATTGTTGCTTACAGAAGTACACATACTGCAAACGACTAAAGAGGTGGGGGAGAAATCTCCCCTTCTTTTTTTAACTTATTTGGAATAAATATATGGCAAATCTAATTCTTGAAGCAATACAGTCAGCCATTAAAAATGGCAAAGCAGAAATAAATTTAAAAGAAGCATCAGCCTTAACAGGCTCTGGTTCAGGAATTGGTGGTCGTATATATTATGATGATGCCTTTGCTTCATTAAGAATGGGTAATCCTATTCGTAAATATGCAAGACAATTTACAACTGCTGATTCAGATGTGCAGTTTGTAGCCAAAACAGGAAACATTACAAACATTCAAAATGGTGCTGTAGTAACTGCATCTATAACTGCATCAGTAATGACAGTAACAGCAGTAGCAAGTGGAGTGTTAAGAGTTGGTCAAATACTTTCAGGTACAGGAGTTACGGCAGGAACTTATATATCCTCATTAGGAACTGGTACAGGTGCAACAGGGACATATAATGTTGTGGGTGATACTACGGCATCATCTACAACAATTACTGCTTTGGGTAATCCTTGGGGATATTATCCTATTAACAATAACAATGCTGTTACAGGTTTAAATACTGCTATCTGGCAATTACCTATGAGGGCAATTCAAGCAAGTGTGCCAATTCGTACAGCATTTATGGATGATGTTAATGCTATTGAACAGGCTATTGTAGAAGATATTGCAAAAGAATTTGCTCAACAAGAAGCCTTATCTATGATGCTTAATAATGACCAGTCAGGTTCTACAACTGGTTATTATGGTGGCACATTAGGATTAAGAGGAATTAATAGTTATTCTAAAAGTGCAAGTGCCGCTAGTTTTGGAAGTAGTGGCATAGCAATAAGTAATGGAATACATACTGTTTTAAAAGTAGATAGTGGAAGTGCTAGTGCAATTACCTATAATAATTTAGTAGCCTTGGCATCAGCCTTACCTTCACAATATTGGAACTATGATACAACTTGTTGGATGATGCATCCTACAACAATTAAAGCAGTTCGTGAACTTACTTCTCAAAATGGTATGCCAGTATTTGTGGAAGTTGGTAGTTCAGAAGGTTCTGCTGTAGGTAATATGTTTGGACATGAAGTTATTGCTAATCCATATATGCCTGAAATTGGAGCATCTACAACACCTATTTATTTAGCAGATTGGGAAAGATTTATTTCTATTGCTGATAATGAAGTTATGAAATTACAGATGTTTGAACAAACAAGCGTGGGCTTTGTAACCCTGTTTGCTGAGAAAAGAGTATGTTCTACAATTCGTGATGTATTTGCAGGAGTTTGTTTAACAATGGCGGCTAGTTAATGCCTTCAAATTTATCAACAACTAATGCTTTAGGTTCTCCACAGAACCCTTGGAGTTACCAGAAAGTCGAGCAGATAGATAGAGATATATCTACTGCTTGGCTTACCTTGGAAGAAATAACTCAACAGTTAAATTTGATTGAAGATGAATCACAAGATACTTATTTAAAAAGCCTTGAATTAGCCACTAGGATGGCAATAGAGGATTACCTTGGTATGTCGATATTACCTGTGCAATATAAAGCGTACTATCAGGCTACAAACAATTCTATGGGGATGCAAACATCCTTGGATTTGCCAGAAGTATCTCAGGATACAAATAATTCAACTGGAGTAACCATTGATTATGTAAAGTATTACAACATGGATACTCCACCAGTATTAAATACTATTGCAAATACAGAATACTTTTATGACCCAACAGGTAATAAAGTAATTATTAATACTTTGCCAAATGATATAAATGCATTTATGACAAACCCTGTCATAGTTATTTATTCATTAAATTCTAATCCTATAGGAACTTATCCTGTAATTAAACAGGCAGGATTATTATTATTAACTCATTTATATAACAATCGAAGCGATACTTTAGATGGAAGATTAACTAATATTCCTTTTGGGGTATCACAATTATTAAGACCATATAAACCTTTGGTGATGTAAATGTCAATTACCAGATATGAAAATATTGACATTAATAATGTAACTAATGGTAAGAACTCTGTTGGTGAGCAAACTACAACTAGCACTAAGTGGTTTACTACTAGAGCATTAGTAAGAACTCCTAGGAATAGCCTTACTATTACAGGCACAACTAGGATTTATTCAGATGTATTAGAGTTGGTTTTAAACTACACAGGCAATACAAAACAAATATTTGAAAATCAGAATTTATATTCAGTTACTTATAAAGGCTTTAACTGGCGAATTGAGAATGTCCAAGAAACCAATGATAGGATGAAAGTTATATTCTCATGCTATCGAAATGACCCAGTTGTTCCAGTATGAGTACACAACAAAATCCTTATGTATATGCTGAAGCGATTAGTTATCAGTTATCAGAGATTGTAGACCCTGTACCTGTCTATGCAAATTTTAATAGGAACTTTGCAGTAGAACCAGAATTTTTGACATGGCAATTAAGAAATGTGCATCAGCCTGTTTATACAGGACAGACACAAAGTAATAAAGGTATTGATACTCCAGTATTTCAGACTAGTATATTTGCACAATCTATGACAGATGCTTTTAATATTAGTAACACTATATTACAATCATTACATGGATATTCTGGAATGTTTGGTAATCCAGACACAAGTGGATTTATAATAGCCAAAGCAGATGTAGTCTGGTTATATAATACATTTGATGATACTGTAGGTATGAATCAGATTATTTTGGATTGCACATTATATATATCAACATAAGATAATATTTATTAACTTTTTTATTAAGGAATTTTAAAATGGCACTAATTGATAAAGTCTTAGCAGGATATACTGCAACCCTTTGGATGCAAGACGATGCAACTCCAACTCCATTAACTGTAACTCAGTTATCTAACTGGACAAATACTGGTCCTATTATTGGTGATTCAGCAGGTGGTGGTGGCACAGCAGGTATGCAAGTTCCTGTAGAAGCAATCCCTGCCTTTGGTGCAGATGATGCAATGGCGGCATACTCTATTGCAGGTCAAAGAACAGGTGCAAAGATTACTACTCAGAATCAAGTTACATCTATGAGTGTAGTATGTCCTTGGAATCCTGCAGACCCTGCACAGTTACTAATTCGTGATGATGGCTACAATGGCTCTATTATTAGAACCTATGTAGTAGCAGTCTATGATGGAGTTAATACTGTAGCCTATGCTTTCAATGCAATGGTGGGCGGTATGCAATGGGATATGAGTCCAAGTGCTGAAGGTAAATTTACATTTACTATTCATCCAATTGGCTCTAGTTACTATGGATGGTCTACTAACACTTAAACAATATGACAACAATACAAAACAGTACAGACCTATTAAACTTTATCATTACCCAAGCCAATTCTGGACATAAGAACTGGTTTGGGTTTCAAGAGCAAAAGATTGCAGGGATAAATACTGCTTATGCAATGGCAATTAACCATGCAGACAAAATGACCCCAGATGAAATCGTAGATTATGTATTGCGATTAAATAACCTGATATTCCAAAAGATTATTAAAGGTGACTAGATGGGCGATAAAATCCGTATTGCATTTTATGGGCAAGAGGAATTTACTCAAGTCGTTAGAGAAATGCAAGATGATTTTGGTGTAAAAGACCAAAAGAAAATTTTATCTAGTGCTATGCGAGTAGCCATGAAACCTGTATTAGAAAAAGCAAAAAGTTTAGTAAGTGTAGATACTGGTGGTTTAAGAGCATCATTAAGAATAGAAGCCAGAAAACCTACAACAAAAGATAAAAGGTCGGTATATGTTAGTCCTACAGATACAGTAATTGGTACAGTAACAACTGGGTCTGGAAAGCAATTAGCCAAAAAGAACTTTACCCTGTTCAAAATCATAAAAGAGTTGATTAATCTCTCCTAATGCTTGTCCAATAATTTTGATGTAAGCAACAAATCCTGATATTCCTACTACTAATGCTTTAAACCCTTCACCAGTAAATGTAAAGAAAGTTTCCATTGCACCACCAGTTTTATTCAACTCATCATAAACTGCATTTAATGTAGGAATAAAAGCATTGGTAAACATGATTGTTGTTTTAAGTGCTTTGGCATCTAACTTATCATGCAGTTCACCTGCTGTTTTAACTGCTTCTGCATACTTGGCAAATGACTCTCTGGCTTCTTCTGAACCTTCTGCTAACCCTCTAAAATCTACACCTTTAGCCGCTTTTCCAAAGATGGACATAGCAAGAGCATTTCTACTAATAGCATCATCCATTCTTCCCAAACTCATTACTGCTTGGTCAAACAATGCTGTTACATCTTTACTTGCTAGGTCTTTAAGAGATACTCCAATTCTTGCAAAAGTTTCTTGGGCTTCTTTTCCACCTTGTGCCGCATCATCTATTTTTGCTGTAAAACTGGATATTAATCTTCCTGCATTTTCAGCAGAGCCACCATTTTGGGCTAACCCTTCTGACAATGCCATTACAGTTTTAATGGCTACTT